AATGCGACAACTGTATCATCATCAGATGAATCTATTTTATTCCATGCTTTTATTTCAGCTTGAGTTACTGCGTATGCTGTTTCTGCTGTGTGAACTTTTAGTCCAGCCATTTAGTTTCTCCTAATCTGCTTCTGATATGGTGTTACCGTCTATTGCTTCCCATTCTTGTACTGCTTGATAGTCTGTGTTGTCTGTTGCTATCGGCACAAAATACACATCATTATCATTATCAACAACTTTATAAGTATTGACTTCACCAGCAAGAATTACTTTCTTGACTGTACTTATTATTTCTTTAGTTAACTGTTTCATAAGACTTCCTATAGTTCAGATGTTGCATGAAATTGAAATTGTATTTGTACTGCATTGGGAACAGTAGCACTATTCTCAACGTGCATAGCTGATGTTGAGCCAGCTCCAGCAGAAAGAGGTACATCACTTGCGTCATTACCATTTCTTCCAACGCCTGTGCTAGTACCACCAGACTTAACAATTACTATGGTTGGAACTGCCCTCATTACTGTTCTTAACGGAAAACCCGTTGAGGCTTGTCCAATTCCTGTACCACTAGCATTATAAATAATTACTCCTGCTGTTGTAGCAGAGCCAATAGCTGTGCCTTGTGAGTATGAGCTTTGACAATAGCGTTCGCACCTTGACACGTTATCACCATACGATTCGTGTTGAAATGGTGGTATGGTTGTTGTGTCATACTCACCTACTTCTAATTGTACACCTGTTAAATACCAGTCATTACTTGTGCTGTCTGCTAAATTTACATTACCTACTGCTCTGTTTGCTTGAGTTTGACTTGCCCAAGAAGTATCTAATGTGCCACCAGAATATGTGCTACCAGCTACTAACCAAAATAATAATCTTAAACTTTCTAAATTATCATTACCTAATGTTCCTGTTGTATCACCAGCAAAACTTAATACTTTCTTTTCCCAAGTATTAGCACTTGATATAGTATAAGATTGTGATATATGTCTTGAGTTATCTGTATCTTCTATTTCTAAAGTATAAGTTCCTGTTTTTGCAGATTTAACCCAAAAAGATACAGTTACTTTTTCAGCACTAGATGTACCTTTCTTTAATAATTGTAAATCTTGTCCTTCAAGTCTATGTTGAATTGTAAGAAAAGAACCAGCAGATAAACTTGTATTTGCTGTCGTACAATCCATTTTTAATGAGGTTGCAAAACCAGAACCTGATGGAGCATCTGTTGCTTGAGAAAATGTCCAAGTTCCAGCAGTCCCAATAGCAAGTCGCATCCTATCTAATGTAGAATAACCATCACCACCAGAAATACTTGCAAGGCTTGTTGCTCTTTGAGCTATTGCCATATCACCATTGATAACAAGTGGTTTAGCATTTTGTCTTGTTATACCTGTTTCAGCCCATGATAAAGTACCAGAGCCATTAGTTACCAATGCTTGATTAGCAGAGCCGTCTGCGTCTGGTAAAACCCATATCTTATCTGCTGATAAAGCTGGAGCTTCAAAGCCAACATAGTTTGCTCCCTCATAAAATCTTAATTCATTATTTGAGCCACCTATAGATAAGTTTCCAGCAGTTGTTAATGCACCACCATCTGCAATCGCTAGTGCGTCATCTCCATCTGTAAACTCTATTAATGCTGTTCTTACTGAATCAGATTTAAAATATTCTACTGTGTCGTTACTTTGATCTAATTCTGCTATTGGGATATTTCCATCATTATCTTCATTACGAATATATAAAATATTTGCAGAAGTATCATACCAAAGTTGATTAGCAAAAGTTGTTGATGGTGCTGAACTACCAGAGCTTGTACTTGCCAAAGCCTGTAGTGCTGAATTGATGTCAGCCCTTGTATTCGGAAAGGTCTGGTTTGCTATGGTAAAATCATTCTGGCTCATTTTTTTACTCCCTTAAAATAATTCTTAGATTATCATAATAATTTTAAATTAACTACTCTCTAAATATCCATATCCTTTGGCAACATAGCTGAAATCTTTTGCAACTGCATTACCTGTTCCTGTGCCTTGATAAAAGTTTATGGTAAATCCAGTTGCTGATTTACTTGATATAACATAATGTTGATTTTGGTCTAAGTCATCTATTGTTAAGCCTAGCCCTTGCAACTCTTTAAAAGCTGGACTAAATGTTATTGTTTTTCCACTTGTGGGAGCTTCTACATTATCCTCTGCAACAGTTCTGTCTGGCATATCAATGGTTGCTGATAAAACTGATATAGCTGGTGTTGAATCTGCATTGGTGGTGGTCAATTTAGCTCTTAACTTAATATATCTAGCCTTATAGTTACCAAGCACATAATCTTGATAATCAGTATAGGTAGAATTGTCATTAGAGGTTGATATTTGGATTTTTGCGTCTACATCATCAAATTCAGTATAACTGCCATCAAAATTACCTTCTTGGCTGTCAAATAGCCCTTCAAAGCTGTCAAAAAGGCTGTTTGCGTTAAATCTACTGCTGGTCATAGAGGTTGTTACATATGAATTAAAAATACCACCTAAATCTATTGGATTAGAATTAAATTCATAAAAACCATCTAAATTATTTGCCACTTCTCCACCATCATCAAAGTTCCCTAAAGCAGAATCAAATAAACCAGAATGGTCATCAAATAATTCTCCTAATATTATCTGTAAAAAATTTGTTCCATCTCTTGTTACAACTTCCACATCTGTTTTTGTACCAGCAAATCCTGTGGATTCTGTTGTCGTTGTTACTGCATTGAAATCATCTGCAATCTGATTTCTTATAACTGCTTTTTTGGTAGATGTAATAGAAGTTATCCCCAAGACATCAACAGCTTTAATCATATAAGTTCCAGTTTGAGCTGGTAAGGATATTTGATTAGTCGCTTTAGATATATAATTTGCAATAATACTAGCACCAGAATAAACAGGACTTGAGGTGGCTGGTGTGTGCCTAATAATATAATGCGACAAATCTAATTCGCTATTTGCAGTCCAAGAACACACAGCTAAATTATTGACAATATTCACAGAAAAATCTGCGACATCTGCTGGTGGTGCTGTCTTTCCTACCACTTCGTGATTAGCTGATGTAAAAGAAGAAGCAACATTAAACGCATTAATTGACCTTGCTCTAACCTCATAAGTCTGTCCATCTTCTACATCTTTGATTTCAAACTTCATAGAAGTTCCAACAGTCTTTGCTCTACCTAATCTTGTATACTCTGTGTCTGTTGATGTATTTCTATATTCAATTTCTATTTCATTAGTTGTGCCTTGACTGGAAGCCACTTTAATAACAAGAATAGTAGATATAATTCCAGAATATGCTCTCATAATATCGCTTAACTCTAAAGATGGAGCTGATACTGTTTCTGCTGTTGGTAGAATAGTATTATCAGAAATAAACTCTGATTCTTCTGCGTTCCAGTCAAACACACTTGATGATGTTTCTTGCAATACTAGATCAACACCTGTATCAGTTTCATCTGACACAAAAGTCCAGTCTGCAACTTGAAATATTTTTGAATTAAATCCTAACCTAGAATTGTTGATAGTAACTGTATCTCCAACTTGTAATTTAAAAGCAGATAACTTCATTGGTGCTTGTATAACCATTTGCTGTCTGTTTTTAAATAACACAACTTTGGCAATTCTTTGAGCCATTGTTGATGATATAGTAAAAGGCAGATCAATATTCCCAAATATAGTTTCGTCATTATCTTCACTTATAAAAGTGCTTGAAGTTACCATTGGATAGTCAGATGGTTGCCAATTACTCTCTGGGCTAGTAAAAATACCCTTTACTGTATTAAATAAATTTCTTCTGGATTGTTTAGTCTGAATAGTTATGCCACCTCTAAAATCATCTTCGTCTAAAGTAATTGAAGGAGAAACAAACTTGCCACCAGCTAAGATAAATTTACCATTTGAATAGCTTAATATTCCAAGCATAGAGCCTGTAATTTCATCTATAGCTCTCATTGGGTCTACATTTGAAAAAATAATACCATTGGCTTCATAACGATTTTCTGTACCACCACCAGCAAGAGTGATATCTTCATCACAAATGTTTGCAACTGTGGTAAATGATGTTGTGTCTATTTGCGTTGTAGGAACAGATAATCCAAATCTTGTGTCTGATAAATAATCATATAAAACTAATGCTGGATTTTTAGAAAATGCTGTTGAGCCTGTTCTAAAATCTAAGACTTTTTTGCCTTTAATTTCTGCACTAATATTCGGTATGCCATTTGGAAAAACATCTGCGTCATATTTTAAAGTAACATATAAATATGCTATCCCAGACAACATATGAGAAGTAGTCCATTGTGGAACTTCTCTTACTAAATCATCATCTGCTTGTTGTGTATCAGTTCCTAAATGTTTTTTTATTCTTACTGTTAATTCTGAAGAATCTGTAAATGTTTGCGTTGCAACAATCGCATAATTTGTTTCTGTTGATGTACCAGCTAAAAAAGGCTTTGGCGTATTTGGATTATCTCTATATGGTGTTATTCTTCCTGTAGCTCCAAATGCACCAGCAAAAGATATTGATGTTGCTTGAACATCTGTTTGCAATCCTTCAGATATTGTTACAGCCAATGTATGCCTTGCTCCAGAAGCAGAAGAACTGCCACCAGAAGATATGCCATAAGTTATCCCATTGATATTCAATGTGTCTGTAGTTGCTACTGAAAATGCTACATCAGAAACTAATGTGATTGAGGTAATACCTCTTTTTATACCTTTACCATCAACAACTCTACTTCCACCAAAAGGCATTGATGTATTAAAAGGCATAGAAACATATTCAGAAACTACTAATGACCTTGTTTTATTTGTAAATCTTGATTCTGTTGCATATTTACTTGGGCTTGTTACTTTGAATTTAGTTAATCCATTACTGTCTGTTCCAGCACTTGCAAGAGTAAGTTCATCATCTCCAAAGTAAACTTTATCTATAGACTGTATTTCATGGGAAGCAAGTTGCACAATTAAATGAAGATTTTGATTATTGTTTGTGGATTCCATAAATAAAATGCCACCAGATTTTTTTGTTTCTCCATAAACAGTATCTCTGGTTATAATCGGCTGTTTAACCATTCTAGTTCTATCTTTAAGTTGATTGCTAAAATTAGCTGTTTCATCTACTCCAACCGCTTTAGATAAAGTTGCCGATACAGCCATTGAAACTACTGCCGTAACTACATTTGCCATGAATGTGCTAAAACCAGCCTGTAAGGCTTTTGCTCCAGCAACACCACCAACATAAATTCCAACTGCCATTACTGCTAATTGTCTTATTGAACTTCCCATTATACAAAATGCCTTTTGGTTGTTATTTCTTTGGGTATTATCTTATCGTTATGTATTCTTAGCCACTTTACTTTTTGATTACAGCCAAGTAACTGCGTAAAATATTGTCTAGTCCAATCCATTATTTCTTTGACATTCTTTCTAGCAACGATATCCATGTGCCAAACAATATCACCAGAGTTCCATGCTTCTTGATAGACATTGTTTGTTTTTAGTAAATATTCTTCTTCAATTTCATCTAAAAAAGCCCAATTAGAGAAGCCATATATTCTTCCATTTTCTTTGTGAATTTTATATTGATTTAACTCTAATGATGGATATATATGTGCAAGTATTTCATCATCTGAATATTTTTTATATTTATCAAATTCTTTGTATAAATTTATAATAGGAGAAACATTTATCATGTTGTGCCACCACCCCAGATAATTTCTTTATCTTGTAAATCATCAACAAACTCTAAGCCCTTATCATTTGGAAAAAAATGTTTTTGATCTTGGTCTGTGTATCTAAAATTTAAAGGTGTTTCAAGTGAAATTAATTTGCTTTCTACATTAAATGTTATTGAAGATGTTTCGCCTGTTTCAGCTATATTTACAGTATCAACAAATCCAGAAAATATTTGGTATGGCACATCTACAATAGCAAGAGCATTATCTGTGGTTGTTAGAACTCCAAAATAAACATTAACCACCACTCCTTGCTGTGTTTGTGTCAACGCACTTGCTAACACATCTGTATTTAAACCACTAGCAGATATTCTTATACCACTAGCTTTGGTTTCTGCTGTTTCTTGTACTTGACCAATAGATATTAAATTGCCTAACCCTGTGTATATCTGACCTTCAACAGTAAAATCTCCATAACCAGTCCACACTCTTAATGGTTGCGTGTATAAAAATTCTACTGCATAGAATGGTCTAGTTTGGGTGCTAGATAATTGAGTAGAAAATGTGCTACCAATCGTTCTAGCCATAATGATTAACCTTTAGACTTAGTGGCTTTTTTTTTAGTGGCTTTTTTCTTTGTTTTAGTCTTGGCTTTAGTTTCTTTTGGCTCGTCAACTTTAACTTCTATCGCTGAATTATTAGAAATAAAGTTGTTCGCTAAATCTACTTTCCATTGTTTATCACAATCAATAATCTCGTTGTTTTGATAAATTCTGGTTGCATTTCCAGATTCATTACTAGAGCCTTTGACATCTCTTAACATTTTTATCTTCATATTTCTCTCCGTTATTCATTACATAATATTCTTTAAATACTATCTAATCAATATAAGAGTGAGGAGCAGACAATGAGCAATCAAAACCGCTCCCCACAAACTTATCAGATATTATGCGTCTGTTGAATCAATAGGATTACCCAACACAGCTTGAACACTTATAGGTGTTCCGTTTGAGTGAGTACCTGTTGCGTCAATTTTAACTCTCACATATCTGTTTCCACCGATATAACCAATTTGGCTTGTCTGTGGTGTTTCGCCATTTGCGTCTAGTGTTAAAAAGATACCAGAGCTATCAACACTTCCCTCTGTTACTGCTGTTGAGCTAGTAACGGCTGAAAATGAAGAATCATCTGTTGAATCTTGCAGTATAAAGTCAAACTTTACACTCCCAGATAATGTATCGCCTTCAATACCAGAGTTAACTATGAACATTACTGATTCAAAACCAATAGTATCAACAGTAGTTCCGTTTGCGTCTGCTGTAAATATTTTTGCGTCTTG